ACCGGGGCAAGTTTGCCCGGGTCAATCCCGGCCTGACCACGTCGGTGGTCGATGCCAGTGCCAAGTCGTGGGCGGGTCAGGTGACCTTCGCCATGGTGCCGACCCTGGCCCGGATCGGCACTCTCGCAGCCATGCCGCGGCTTGATCTGCTGGTAATCGACGAGGCGCATCATGCGGTGGCGGCAAGCTACCGCCGCATCATCGACCATGTTCGCAATGCCAACCCTGACGCTCGGATCTTCGGCGTCACAGCCACCCCGAACCGCGGCGACAAAAAGGGCCTGCGCGAGGTGTTCGATAATGTCGCCGATCAGGTGCGTCTGGGTGAGTTGATGGCCTCGGGCCATCTGGTTCCGCCGCGCACCTTCGTGATCGATGTTGGTGTGCAGGACAAGCTGCGCGCTGTGCGCAAGTCGCTGGCGGATTTCGACATGGCGGAGGTCGCGTCGATCATGGACCGCGCGCCGGTCACTGACGAGGTTATCCGCCACTGGAAGGAGAAAGCGGGTGGCCGGCAGACGGTGGTGTTCTGTTCCACCGTCGCTCACGCCGCGCATGTCACGGAAGCCTTTAACGCCGCAGATGTGCCTGCCGGGCTGATTCATGGTGATCTGCCAAGCGAGGATCGCCGCCAGGTTCTGGCAGCATATGCCGCCGGAGAGGTCCGCGTGATCGTTAACGTTTCGGTTTTGACTGAAGGCTGGGACCATCCGCCGACTTCCTGCGTCGTGCTGCTGCGCCCCTCATCTTACAAATCCACCATGATCCAGATGGTCGGGCGCGGGCTGCGTACCATTGATCCGGAGGAACACCCCGGCGTCATCAAGACCGACTGCGTTGTATTGGATTTTGGCACCTCAAGCCTGATCCACGGCACGCTTGAGCAGGATGTTGATCTCGACGGCAAGACCGAGACTGGCGAAGCGCCAACCAAGGTGTGCCCGGCCTGTAGCGCCGACATTCCTCTGGCCTGCTTTGAATGCCCACTTTGTGGCGAGGTGTTTGAGCGCGAGGAAGACCTGCGTTCACAAGAGGCCAATGATGGGACGCTGAGCAGCTTCATCATGACGGAGATCGACCTTCTGAAGCGGTCCAGCTTTGCTTGGATCGACCTGTTTGGGGTCGATGACGCACTGATGGCCAACGGGTTCAACGCCTGGGGCGGTATCTTCTTTCTGGAAGGTCGCTGGCATGCGGTCGGCGGCGCAAAGGGCCAAAGCCCCCGCCTGCTGGGAATCGGTGAGCGCAGCGTCTGTCTCGCGCAAGCCGATGATTGGCTGAACGAGCTCGAGACAGATGAAAGCGCCTACAAAACGCGCAGCTGGCTGAAACAGGCCGCCACGGACAAGCAGCTTCAATATCTGCCACCCGCTTATCGGCAGGACTATGGCCTGACCCGCTATCACGCTTCGGCACTGATGACCTTCACCTTCAACAAGCGGGCGATCCGCCAGCTGATCATGGCGGCGGCTTCCGATGCGCGGGAGGCGGCATGAGCCATGTCGCGCAAATCCCATCCCCGCCCACAGCGGCTGAGGATCGACCGCTGCCTGCGCGCAACGGGCATCCGCGCGGCACGCTCTGCGCCGTCTGCACATCTCGCACCCGCGGCTTTGGCTGGTTCGATCCGCACCAGCCGCGCTCGCACCGAACCCGCCGCTGGTTTTGCTCCATGGGCTGCCAGGCGGCCTTCACTCTCAAAGCCCGAAAAGGATTGAACATGGTCGATTTCACCGAAGAGGAAACGCAGGCGCTGCCCGCCGTCATGCGCGCGCTTGCGCCCGAGATGGAGCGCATAGGTTGGGATCGGCCGCTCACCGGTTTGACCACCAATGACATGCACCGGCTGATTGTTGTCACCGTCGCGGCTTTTCGCGCCGAGATGCTGTCGATCGCCAAGGATACGGAGATCCCATTCTGATGTTGGACTATAATCACAGGCCCAGCTTTGCCGACAAGGTGAACGCCGCAGTCGACGCGGCCCTGACCGCTGACAATGCTGCACGCGCCCCGCGCGATTATCTCGGCGGCTCGCGCCTTGGCCATGCCTGCGAACGCGCGCTGCAGTTTGAGTTCACCCACGCGCCCAAGGACGAGGGCCAGGATTTCAGTGGCCAGCTGCTGCGCATCTTCGCCATCGGCCATGTCCTTGAGGATCTGGCGGTGGCTTGGCTGCGGCAGGCTGGCTTTGATCTCTACACCCGCAAGGGCAACCGGCCGGATGGCGGCCAGTTCGGCTTTTCTATCGCCGGTGGGCGCATTCGCGGCCATGTCGACGGCATCATCGCCGCAGGGCCAGAAGGTCTCGGACTGGCCATTCCCGCGCTCTGGGAATGCAAGACGATGAACGCGAAGAACTGGCGTGCTTGCGTCAAGGACGGGGTCACCAAATCCAAGCCGGTCTATGCCGCCCAGATCGCGGTCTACCAGGCCTATATGGACGCGACAGTCCCCGGCATTAGCGCCGCGCCAGCGCTGTTCACCGCAATCAACAAGGATACAGCCGAGATGCACCACGAGGTGGTGCCCTTCGATGCAGATCTGGCGCAGCGCATGTCGGATCGCGGTGTGCGGATTCTGCAGGCCACCGACGCGGGCGAGCTGTTGCCGCGTATAGCCCAAAGTCGCGACTTTTTCGAATGCCGCTTCTGCTCCTGGGCGGAGCGCTGCTGGGGGATGCCCGCATGAGCGACGACAACATCATCCACTTCAACCCTTGGCAGGATTTCAACGACGCACCCTCGATCGAGGACCCGTTCGGCGTCGAGCCGGATCCCGCCCAGATCGAAACCTTCATTGACGTCGTCTTCGGCTACTCCGAGGGCCTGATCCCGGTCCGGGGCTTTGTCGACATGGGTCAAGGCAAAGAGGGTCGACCTCACAATATCTGGATCGACGCCGATGCCACCGCGCCGACCAAGCTCGCGACCTTCGCCAATTGGGCGTGGCGCGAAGGCGCGGCCGTCTATGTGATCCCTGGCACAGTCACGGCAGCCGGACAGGCCAAATCCGCCGATGTGCTGCAGATGCAGGCGTTGGTCGTCGATCTCGACGCAGGTGATATCCCTGCCAAACTTGACCACCTGCTGCACCATCTTGGCCAGCCCACCCTGATCATCGAAAGCGGTGGGCGCACGTCAGAAGGTGCCAGCAAACTGCATGTCTGGTGGCGCATGACCGAACCCGCCGAGGGCGGGGCGCTCGCAGAGCTTTGCCGCCTGCGGGGTGAGATCGCCCTCAAGGTCGGTGGCGACACGCATTTTCGCTCCGCCCATCAGCCGATCCGGGTAGCGGGTTCAGTTTATCACAAGCACGGGCATCAGCGCCTGGTGCAAATCCGTGAGCACCACAGCATTGAAGTCGACCTCGACGAATTTGCCGTGCGGGTGGCGGAGATGCCGCCAATACCGGGCGCGGGGATGGCCAGCACCGGGACTGCCGTCCCCGGTAAGCCGACGCTGGACGCGGTGCTAACCACGCCGGTGCGCGAAGGCGATCAGGATGAGTGGAGCCGCTTCGCCGGAGCCAGTGCCGCCATTGGGCATTTCCTGCGCATGGTCCATGAAGGTCGTATGTCGCCTGATGATGGCTGGGAGGCAATCCGTGGCTACAATGCTGCCGCCCTTCGCCCCAGCTGGCCAGAGGAGCGCCTGAAGGCGGAATCCGAGCGCCTTTGGGCCAAGCACATCGAGAAGAATGGCCCGCCACTGCTCAGGCTGGCCAGCAGTGCACCGGGCCCACAAGAAATGCCCGCCTTCACGCTGGGTGCGCTGCTGGATGACCAGAGCCCGATGCCCGCTGATATCATCGCGCCACGCGTGCTGACGCCGGGCGGCTTGTTGGTGCTGGGTGGTGCGCCCAAGGTCGGCAAGAGCGATCTGCTGGTCTCCTGGCTCGTGCACATGGCCGCTGGCGTGCCATTCCTCGGCTTCACTCCGCCGCGCCCACTGCGCGTGTTCTACCTGCAAGCGGAAATCCAGTACCATTACCTGCGCGAACGGATGAAGCAGATTTCGCTGCCACACAGGGTTTTGGCGGGCGCGCGCGACAACCTGGTCGCGACACCGAAGCTGAAGATGCTGCTCGATACCGAAGGCAGCATGCGCGTGGCGCGCGCTGTCCAGGCCGCGTTCCCGGATGCGCCGGTGGACATCATCTGCATCGATCCAATCCGCAACCTCTTTGACGGCGGACCCGACGGTGGCGGCGAAAACGACAACGGTGCCATGATGTTCTTCCTGAAAGACCGGGTGGAGGTTCTGCGCGACCACATCAACCCCGACTGCGGTGTCATCCTCGCCCACCACACCAAAAAGCTCAGCAAGCTGCAGGTCAAGGACGATCCCTTCCTCGCGCTGTCCGGCGCCAGTGCCCTGCGTGGATTCTACACATCAGGCCTGATCCTGCACCGGCCCGACGAGGAATGCTCGCAACGCAAGCTGGAGATCGAGCTGCGCAATGGCCCTGCGCTTGCGCCCAAGCTGATAGACAAGGTGAAGGGGGAATGGGTCGAGATCAACCCCATGAACGAGCGGCTGGTGCGCCAGGAGGTTGGGGCCAGGTTCGACGCCGAACGGGTCCGCAAGCAGGATATTATTCTTGGCATTCTGCTGGATGAGGCGGCCAAGGGGCGGCTCTACACCATCAACCAATTCGCTGAATCCTTCGAAAATAAGGCTGGGCTTGGCGGAAAGGACGCGGTTCGTGGTCGGATCGGGGTGCAAGCTACCAAGGGGTTTATCAAGTTTGTGCGTGACGGCTCACCCTATGGGATCGGGGCGTCACGGTCCCGCTTCGGCTTTCTGTGCGTCGAGGGGATGGTCATGCCCATGGAGGGCGAGGAGGTTGACCCCGACACCGGTGAGGTGTCGCCGATCAGCGTCCCCGTGCTGCCCAGCCATTACAAATCGGCGCAGACCGGCGCGCTGCTCGAGGTCGAGAACCCTCTTGTCTGGGTTTATCCGGAGGGAGAGCGGTCATGAACGTCTCGCCTGATCGCTTTCCGCAGAAATGCGCACTGGCCAGTTTGAACCAGATTGGCGGCTTTGCCGAAACTGCCTCGCCATCTGCACGCAGAACCGCGCGCTATCCAGTTGTAACCAGTTTCGGGTGGTATCCGAAACTGCCCCTGCAGAACTTCGCACGAACCACACACGATGCGCTGCAACCAGTTTGGGCTGAACAGGCAGTTTTGGGTGTCCAAAACTGGAAAATAATCAACCAGAGCAATGGTTTGATATCCGAGTTCAACTTGGGTGGTGTGAACCACCCCCTCCGGGGGTGGGGGAGAACGCCGCAAGGCGGGATCTCCCACTCCCACCCCCAGGGGGCTTCGCGTGCGTGGCCTTGCATTGCCCGAACAACTCAATCCGACGACGGCGACCCGCTCCGCCAAGAACATGATCGCCGTCGTCTTCCGCCCGAGCCATCCCACCAGAAAAGGAGACCACCCATGGCTGACATGACTCT